GTCATGGCGTGGCCGTCCAGTTTCTCTAGGGTGTCCACGACGTCGACCGTATCGACCGTCGTCGCATCCCCGAGCAGCTTCTCCACCGTCATGCCCGCACCCACGAGCATCTCCGAGGTACCATGACGACGCCCACGCTCCCGCCTATCGCATTCGTTCGCGGGGACACCGTCGTCATTACCGGACAGGTCACGCTCCCCAACGGCTCGCACGACATCACCGGATTCTCGTCGCTCACCTTCCTGGCAGATTGCGCCAACCCGCAGTGCAAGCTGGTGCAGTCGACGACGGATGGGTCAGTGGTGGTAGCCACACCGACTACCGGCGAGTACGTGCTTACCATTCTGCCCGCGGTCACGAACGATGCACTGCCTGACCAGGCGGCTGACATCATCCTGCGCGGAAGGTGGAAACTGCTCGACTCGATCGGCAACGAGTCCACCATCGAGCGCCGCACCGTCGTCGTGAGCCAATCTTGAGCGTCACGATCCACACCGAGGCAGCCCGCCGCGAGCTATTGAACGGGCTTATCGCCATCGACGAAGCGGCCCGCATCGCGCTTGGCTTCGCGGTCAAGGCCGCAGAGCGCAGCGTTCTAGGGACCACGCTCTACCAGAACGCAAGCGGCAAGACTCGCGGCTCCGTCAAGACTGGCGTCGAGGGGCTGTCTGGTTTCGTCCAGTCCGGCGGCGCCACGGCGTTCTTGGAGAACGGCACCCGTCCTCACGAGATTGTCGCACGACGAGCGAAGGCGCTGCACTTCCGCATCAACGGCGCTGACGTGTTCGCACGCAAGGTGAACCACCCGGGCACGGCCCCTCGCCCCTTCATGCGCGTAGCGTGGGCAGTCGGGCAGGAGACCGCCGACCTTCAAGCGGAGCACTTCGTTAGCCTCGCCATCCGCAGGCACTTCGGATGACGTTCCCCGCTGACTATTCAGTGTTCGAGGTTGGGAACGTCACGTTCCCAATTGCAGAGACCAGTGAGAACGGGCTTCTGCGCGACGCTGACCCTTGCGTATTCTTTGCGCTCGACTACTACGCCGCCATGCTGGCGCAGCATCTTGGCGCCCGCTTCGTCGCGGACTGCGCTACCGCCGGCGTGCTCGCCGGCAACGGCATCGCCATATCGGCGCCAGTGATGACGGCCGTACCATACGATGTCACGGCATACCTCGGCACGGTGCAGTACCAGTTCCCAATCCTGGCCATCTCGCGCAAGAGCATTACGAGCGAGTGGAAAGAGTTTGGCTTCGAGCGGGACGTCTCCAAGATCGCGATACAGTATGTGCTGCCTCCGCTGTCCGCCGCGCAGGCCGAGGCCATCGTTCCGATTCTGTCGGCCGTATTCAAGGTGCTGCGCGCCAAAACAAGCCAGGGGCAAGACCCTAGCTACGCGCCTCCAGGTGGCCAACCTAATGACATGGTCTGGCATTCGGCATATGCCAACGCAGAGGAAATGGGAATCGACTCCGCCAAGGTCGGCGAGCTCGAAGGCGAGGGCAACCTCCACTTCCCGACGCTCCTGCTAGAGGCGTCGTTCATCGAGCGGGACAACCCGCCGACGAACGCAAACCTTGCGACGTTTACCGGGCTCGATGCCACTGTCGGGCAGCTTGACGACAACGGCTCTACCAGCCTCTCCACGCCAGCGCTGGTCATCGGCACCGCCGACACCACGCAGGCCTCGCTATATGGCACCGGAGGCAGCCTCGACGGCCTGACGATCATCCTCAACGTCAACGGCGGTGGGGCCCTCACGCTGACTCTGTCTGGCTCCGGCAATGCAGCCAGCGAGGCGGCGCTCCTGGCAGCCATCACGGTCAAGTGGTCGGCCCTCGCGGCAGCCAACGGTGGCACGCACGGGTGGCTGGTCCTCACGGACTCCGTCCTCGGATCGTCGTCCACCATCGTCGTCGGTTCGGGAACCGCGAACGCACTGCTCGGCCTGACCCCAGGCACGACCACCGGTGCCGCCGGCCTTGAGCCCATCGCGCAAGTGTCTACGCAGCCAGCACCGACCCTGACGAGCGTTAGCCCGTCGATCGGCACCCAGGCCGGCGGCACCGCGGTCACCCTGACCGGCACCGGCTTCGCTACCGCATGGCAGGCGTCAGGCTTCCGCGACTCACCGAGAGTGCTCGTCGGCAACTCGCTAGCTACATCCGTAGTGGTGGTCAGCGCCACCAGCATCACGTGCGTCACGCCGGCAGCGCTCGGCAACGGCACCGTGAGCGTTACCGTTTTCAACGGTGATTCGCAGTTCGGAAATCTCGCGTCGAGCTTCACATACACGACGCCATAAAATCCCAAAGCACGTCCGCCGAAGCGGAAGGGTCCGACAGCCACGTGCCTGCCGGAATGTGCCTAGCCCCTGTCGTTCAGCGGCAGGACCCGCGGCCTGTACCCGCGTGACCGTGGTTCAAATCCACGCGGGGGCTCCGGGGACAACCTGCCGCAAGGCAGTAAGAGCGGGCGTCGGTCTAAGCCTGCCCCCCACCAATTCTTATGCGGCATCACCGCGACAACAGACAAGGAACACGACAATGCCGAAGCTTCGATTTGTTGCCGCAGGTGGAATCAATGGGGGCCCGATGACTCCAGACTACGCTGCGCAGAGCCAGGGCATGCGACGGTTTCACGGGCGCCGACTTGACTCCGCCATCGGCCAGCCGTTCATGAACGCACGTAAGGGCGGCATGCCAGACCGGCACGCCGTGTTCGTTGCCCACGAAGGCGCTGAGGCAATCGAGGAGGTCGACTTCTCTTCGCCGTATCGCGCCGAGTACCTCCGACACCTGAAAGAAGGCGACCTCCTGCCGGCCGACCAGTTCACCGCGCAGCAGGCCGGCGTGAAGTTCGACCCTACGCTCAAGGGCGCTGCCATGTGGGGCGAGGATAAGGTTGCAGCCGAGGCTCCGCCGGTTCCGGCCGCGCAGCTCTTCGCCGACGCCCAGAAGGCGCGCGGCGTCGTGCCGTCCAAGCCTGCCGCGGCACCTGCCGCTGAGAGCAAGGTGTCCTCGTGAGTTCCTCGATTACCCTGGTCGGCGTCAGCGCCAGCTACCCGAATCCGGGGGTCCTCCTTCAGCTCAACTTTGCCGTGGGGCCCAGCTCCGCGGGTGGTGGTCCTCGCCCCGTGCTCGTCATCGGCGAGATGCTAGCCACCGGCGGCGCTGCCGTCGCGTCAACCGTCTACGGCCCTGACACGAGCGTCCCCTGCCAGGCAGAAAGCGACGTTACCACGCTGTTCGGCGCGGGCTCTGAACTGCATCGCGCGTTCCTCCGATTCACGGCAGTGAACCAGTCTACGGCGCTCTACTTCTGCCCAGTCGCCGACCCTGCTGGCACCGCCGCGAGCGGGACCATCTCGTTCACGACGACCAGCACGGCAGTCGGCAACTGCACGGTGTGGGTCGGTGACCAGTCGGTGAGCTTCACCATCCCGAGCGGGTCGACCGTCACCGCTACCGCGCTGCTAGCCGTCACCGCCATCAACGCCAATTACGGCGCAAGGTGGCCGGTCACGGCCTCAGCGTCCGTCGGCGTCGTCACCCTGACCGCCCTCAATACGGGCCCCAACGGGAACGGAATCAAAATCGGCGCGGTCATCACTGGCACCGGCGTTGGTACTACCGTCGCCCCCACGGCCCCCACGGTCCTGGCCTCCGGCGCCACAGCGGACAGCTATACCGCGGCACTCGCGGCCATCATCTCGGTCCGGTATTACAACATCCTAGTGTGCGACTCTGCCGCGGCTCAGGTCGGCGCGGTGTGCAGCCAGGTCAACACGCAGGCCCTCCCGCTCAACGGGATTCGAGGCCGAGTCTTCTGCGGCTTCGGTCTCGGCCTGGCATCCGGCATCACGTTCGCTACGGGACTGAACGACCCGCGCTGCGAGATTGCGCTCACGAACGGCACGGACATCACGCCGCTCGAGTGCGCCGCAAACAACTGCGCGCTGTTCACGCTTCTCGAAGCGCAGGAGAACCCGCGGCTGAACTACTCGATGTACCCGACGAACCCGACCGACGCCGCTTCCTGGAAGCTCGTTGCGTCTCGCTCCGGACCCTCCGCCGGCCTCACGCCGACCCAGATCACCAGCGCGCTCAACAACGGACTGACCCCATACGCGGTCCTGCCGTCCGGGCAACTTCAGCTCGTCAAGCGCATCACCAGCTACAGCCTCAACGGGTCCGTGCAGGACACCCGCACCCGCGACGCCTGCAAGGTTTTCGTAGAAGACCTTTTCTGCGACGACCTTCAGACGCTCATCAGTCAGCAGTTCGGCGGATGCGCCCTCATCGATAACCCGCCTCCAGGCGCGCCCATCCCGCAAGGAAAGGTCGTGTGGCCGAGGCTCGTCGGAGACGCAATCGACCAACTCATCACCCAGTATGCTGGCGCGTCGCTCTTCCAGAATCTTGCCGCCATCCTGGCAGGGACTATCGTCCAGCGCAGCCCCGTCAACCGGGACCGAATCGAGGCGATGGTTCCTTCGCAGGTTGTCGACATCTGCGACCAGTTCGCGCTCGTTGTCAATCAGGTCGGCTGACCAGCGCAGCGCGGCCCCGCGCAAAACAGTATGACGAAGTACAGGGGCGGTCCGCAATGGGCCGCCTCTTTTTATTCGCGCCGCAGCGCGACGGAGTAAGACCATGTCTCAACTGATCGAATACGCGCTGCTGCTGACGACCGTCAACGGTCAGCCAATGCTCCAGGCGGAGAAGTACGCGATTGCGCGCGACGGCAAGGGCATCCCGGTGGAAACCCTCGCGCTCGGGTTCGCGGGTCTTTCGAAGGGCTCTAGCGTCGTGACCATCAACGTCATGGGCGCAGTGCCGGCGCCAGGCTTCGAGTTTGACGCCGGCTCGTACATCCAGCTCAACATTCCCGTGACTGCCGTGGTGCAGGGGCCCGGCGGGCAGTCGCTCAAGTGCCCCGCTTACATCCTGAAAGACTCTCTCGAACAGACCGTCAACTCCAAGGCAGGATACTCGTTCGACATGATCGGACCCATGCAGCAGTGGGCGGCAGCGAGCGGGGCCTGACCAGTGAGCGGACCTCCCGCAAATGTCGAAGCCGTCACGCTCTGGCAGCGCCTCGCGGCGTCAGAGCCTCCACGCCGACGCGTCCCGTTCCCGCGCAACGGCAAGGACGGGAAACCGCTCGGAGAGATTGACATCGTCATTCTCACGCAAGCGCAAGTGATGCTCTGCACCGCCGCGGCCGAGGGCTATGCGCGCGAGATGCTCAAGGACCAGAAAAGCCCGAACGCGTCGCAGGGTTACTACGACCTGTACAACGACGCCAGAATCATCGAGTTGCTCTGGCACGCGTGCAAGCAAACCGAGGACCCGTCCGCTCCAGAGCAACCTGCCTTTGGGCGTGGCTCGAGGGACGTGCGCACGATGCTGTCGATCGACGAGGTCACGGTCCTCTTCCAGGCCTACACGGACTGGCAGACGGAATCCGGGCCCATCATCGCGGACATGACCCAAGAGGAAATGGACGCGTGGATCGACAGGCTCAAGGAGGCGGGCTCGCGGCTCCCTTTACCTGCGCACTCATTGGCGGCGAGGACAGACTTGCTGATGCGTTCGATTGCGCGGCTAGCGAAGTCGGAGACGGTCAGTATCTCGTCTGGTGCGCAGCCCGAAAGCTCCTCGGAGAGTCCTCCGGCGGCAAGCGCTGAGGCGGTCCCAGCTGTTGACGCGTCATGACGTTTCGTGATACTGGCGTCCGATGATTCACACCATCCTCGCAGTGTTCGCCATGCTCGTCGCGCATCTCGGGGACCTCGCGCTGTTTGCCGGTTGCGGACGCTGCGGGAGTTGCCCTGAAATATCGGCCTCGCTCCTCGACCCTTCCCTCCCACGGCGCTGAGCATTCCGTGATCGCATAGGCCGCAACGAGCGGAGCCAAAAACAATGTGACCATGCATCGGACGTTTCGCATGGGCCGAAAGCGCAGCCCATGCCCGCTCCCGTTACAATCGCATTTCGCGCAGTCGGTATGGCCGACGTCACACGTGCCATGGGCGGCCTCGAATCGGCCATGATTCGGCTCGAACGCGCCGGAGGGTCGGCAGCGGTCAGGGGCTCCTCGGAGCGCGTGGCCGTCGCCAAGCGCGAGGTCGACGCCCGCGAGAAGGAATACGCGAAGCTCGAGAAGGCCATAGAGCGCGAAGAGGCGCAGGCCCTCCGCGCCAAGATCAAGGCCGGCGACCAAGCGCTTGCCTCTGTCGAGAAGGCAGAGAACGCAGCCGTCAAGGCTGTCGAGAGAGCCGAGGCGCAAAAGCAGCGCATCCGCGACATCTCGGCCAAGGCTCACGCGCGCTACCTGGACCAGCAGACGGCCCAGGAAGAGCGTGCGCTGCTGAGGCAGGAGCGGGCCGCCGAGAGCGTTAGGCGGCGCATGGCCTCGGCTGGCGGCTCGGCCATCATGAACGGCACGGGGCGGGCCCTCGGCGGCGTGGCCTCAATGGCGGGCGCGGCGCTAAGCATCGGCGGAGGCTTCGTCCTAGCGGACGCGGTGCGGGGAGAACTGACGGCGGAACGATCCGCGTCGAAGCTGATCAACCTCGTAACCACCGGCGCAACCCCTCCGCCTGGCGCGACGGTCGGAGCCATCACGGCCGAGGCGGGCCGCACCGCCATCGCCACGGGGCTCGACAAGCAGCAGGTGATTGACGCCCAGATCGCCTACGCCAAGAACGCACGCGGCGGCGACTTCAAGGGCATCCAAGACAATACGGCACTGTTCGCCAAGCTGGCCAAAGTCTCAGGCGTGGACATGTCCGTCATTGCCGCTGGCGCAGGCAAGCTTCAATCGCAGAACCCTGAGCTCACCGAGGGTACGGGGCTACGTGATATGCTGCTCGGGGCGTATGGCATGTCCAAAGCCGGCAGCGTATCCTTTGAGGAAGCCATAGGCCAGGTCGGCACCACGGCATCCGCGCGCGGATTCCTGAGCGACGCGAACCAGGCAGACTCGCAGAGAAAACTGATCGGCCTCGGGCAGATTGCCGCTTCCGGCGGGCAGTCCGGCGACATGGGCACCTACGTCAAGGACGCCGTGTACAAGATCGGCGAGCATAGAAAGAAGACGTCTAAGGATGCCGGACTAGGCGGAAAGGGCCTCGAAGAGCTTGGCATTATCTACGACAAGCAAGGCCACTTCGATATTGAGCAGGCGATACCGCAGCTAATGAAGATTACAGGTGGAGACCTGTCCAAGATTCACGGCGTGCTTGAGGGGCGAGGAATGCCTGTAGCGACAGAGGTCGCTCGCGTATTCAATAAGGCCGGTGGTGGCGACGCTGGCGCGGCTGCCGTGCGCAAGCAGATGCAGGACCAGAGCGGCTCGACGATGAGTGCTGGTGACCTGGACAAGCGGCTCGAAGCGACGCTCAACACGCCGGCCGAGCGCTTCCAGAAGGCGATGACCACGCTGACGGAAATGCTTCAGGCGAAGGCCATCCCGTTCCTCGAAAAGTTCAGCGACCCGAAGAACCTCGACGCCTTCGTTGAGAAGGTCGGCGCCATCGTTGACGCTGGCGGACACCTTGCCGAGTGGTTCACGAGCAATCCAATCACTGGCATCGGCGCTCTCATCTCCGCGAGCGTCGCGAAAGACCTTGCGGGCGCGGCCATCGGCGCAGGCGTCAATGCCTCGCTAAAAGCGGCCCTCACCGGTACAGACACTTTCGCCGGCAAGCTAGGCACGGCTGGCGTCGCGCTCGGCACTTTCTCGCTGGCGCTGACCGCGACGACCGCGGCAACCGCCGCTTACCTCGCGTGGAAGCAGGGCGAGGAGAAGGGCGCCACGGTCGGCACCACCGGTGGATTCGGGTTGGCCACGCAGGTCATGCACGGCCATCAGAAGGTGACGCCGGCAGTGCTCGCAACAATGCGGGCAGAACTCGAGGGGGCCGCGGGGACCAAGGCCAACCTCCAGGGCGCGCATGCCATCGAGACGATGACCGGCGTTGCGCCCGCGATGAATGCCGCGACGGGCGGCGCGTCCGGTCGTGCCTACGAAGGCCAGATGAGTCAGCTTGACCAGACGATCACTGCGCTCACGCAGGCCATCGCGCTTGCGAGCAAGAACCCCGCAGCGCTCACTGGTGGCACCACCAGCGGCGCGGACCGCGGTACCGACATGGGGAACCGTTCGCCCGCGGGAGGGGCGTCGATGTGACGCAGCCCGTAACCGACCCGTTCCCGCTACTCCTAGGCTACGCCTTCCGCAGCATCGGCTTCCCGGTCGTGGACACGATGCTCGAGGTCCGCCAGGACCTTGTCATCCACAAGTTCGCCGACCGCGACGGCGCGCACGTCGAGGGCACCGGCCGCCATCCGTTTCAGATTACGGCGCGCATACCGTTCCTAAACGGAATCCAGCCAGGCCCGCAAGAGACTTGGCAGAGCAACAACCTATACCCGCTCCAGTGGCGCGGGTTCTTCAAGGCTTGCTGCGACAACAGCAGCGGCACCCTCGTTCACCCGGAGCTCGGACCGCTCACCGTCAAGGTGGAGCACTGCCGGACCGTCTGGGCTGCCGCCAAGCGCAGCGGCGTCGAGGTCGAGGTATCGTGGATTGAGTCCGACGATTCCGGTACCGCGCTCGCCTCAGCGCTGGCATCGCCGTCCCCGCTCGCTGGCCTCCTCGCCAGCGCGGCGGCGATTGACGAGCAGATTTCCGCACTGCAAGGCGACCCGTCCGCGGGCATCTCTGTCTACCAGCCGCCTGCCACAATATCCTCGCTCGTTGCGTCGGTTACGCTCAGCGTGGGCATCCAGGGCTCGCTCGGGCAAGCCAGCCTCGGGCAATGCGCGGTCGTCATACAGCAGGCCACCGCGGTACAGGCCAGCCTATACACCGAGACCAACTCAAGCGCGCTGTCCTGGCCGCTCGTGCTGTCGTGCGACCAGGCCATTGAGGCGGCCCGTAACACGCGGGCCACACTGCTCCAAGGCGCGGCGCCTGTCAGCCTCTACACGACGCTGAAAGACTCCACGCTTGGCCAGTTGGCCGCCGTCATCCCGGCTGATATCGGCGTGCTAATCTCGCTCAACGGGCAGCTCTGCGCAGCGCCAGTCGTGCCAGCGGGAACGGTGGTCCGCTTTTACCCGCTGTCGGCGGCGCTGACGGGCTCCGGCTGACTCGGCGGGTCGTCCTCTCGCTCCCACGCAGGCTCCGTCGCGCCGGGCGCATCGTCGAACATTCCGACCTGTTGGTCCTCCTTGCGGTCGCCGACCTCTGCCGCTGCGAGGTTCTTGAGCGCCTGGCGGTAGTACGATTCCTTCAGCTCCACGCCGATGCCACGGCGCCCGTTGATGAGCGCGCCGTAGACCTCGGAGCCGACGCCCATAAACGGCGTGAGCACCGTCTCGCACGGGTTCGACATCAGCACCACTGCGCGCTCAATGACGTCGAGTTGCAGCGGGTGCACGTGCCGCTCATCGTCCTCGTCTTTCGCGGGACGGAACGGGAGCACCCGGTCGATGCGCACGTCATCCCAGATGCTCGAGGCGTAGCGGCGCCACACGGACTGAGAGTAGCGGTTCTCCAACTGCGAGCCCGTCCACCCACGGTACCGCATGACGTCGGCCGGTAGCGGCGTCTCGCCCGCGTAGTCGGTGAGCCCGTTCGGGTGTGAGACGGGTACCGCGTTCTCCCCGCTGCGGCGGAAGAAGAGAAGTTGATCGGCGTGCGCGATCGTGAGCTTCGTCGAGTCCTGCGTCAACGCCTTGTGGCTGAGCGCCTTCGTCATCGTGCGATTGCGCACCGTGAGCGGCTCCTTCCAGATGTGCCGCCGCATCGCGAACGCCCATCCGTGTTTCGCGTGCAGCCGGATAATGTCGCCGGGGAAGTCGACGCACGAGTCAAGGCCAGTGTTCCCGGTCGGGATGTCCATGCAGTGCACACACGACATACGGCCAGGCTTCGTGACGCGGTGGAGTTCCTTCACCAAGAACTCGTACTGCTCGAAGAACTCGCCGGGCGTCAGGCAGTTGGAGAAGTCGCGCTCCGAACTGCTGTACTGGTAGAGCCCTTGGAATGGTGGCGAGTAGACCGTGAGGTCAACGCTCTCGTCGCGCAGCTTCGGGATAACCTCAAGGCAATCCCCATTGTACGCGGCATAACGGTCTGTAACGTGCTGCTGGATTACAGCCATGGCGGGAGCGTCTCCTCTTTTGTGTGGTCGTTCGTGCGACGGATGCGCGTCGCGTCCTGCATGTGCGAGATGAGCTGAGCGAACATCGCGTCCGCCGCGTGAGCCTTGCGCAGCATAGAATCGCGCACGCGCACCTCCCCTTCCGTCGAGATGGTGTCGACCGTTACGGGCCGGGTTTGGCCGTAGCGGTAGCACCGCCGCGTGCGCTGGTAGTACTGCTCGTAACTGTGAGATGCGAAGCCTACGACGTCGGCGCAGTGCTGCCAGTTCAGGCCCTGGCTGGCGATCTTTGCCTTGGTCACCATCACGCGCGCCTGGCCGGTACGGAACGCCTCGAAGCGCTCCTCCTTCACCTCGTCGCGATCCTTGCCGGCAACCTGCACTGCGCCCGGGATGAGCCGTTCGAGCAAGTCGCCCTCCTGATTCGAATCGGCCCACACGACGGCAGGCCGGTCATGCGTGGCCAGCGACGCCGCAAGCTCGCACCGCTCGGTCAGCGTCCGCGCTCGCTCCTGCCTTTCCTCTTGCAGTCCGAACGCCGGTAGTACGAACAGCATGCCGTCCGCGGGGCGGTTCGGCGTCACGACGTGCTGACGCTCGATGAGCGGCGGCAGGACGTAGCGCGAATCGTCGAACGGACCAAGGTCGCTCGGCTTGCGCGCCGCGCGAGCCCACGAGGCGACCCATCGCCAGAAGTGCTCCGCCGCGTGACCCTTCATCTGCCACTGGCCGATGCTCTGGCTCACACGGAAGCTCAGCTTACCGAAGTGGTTGCCTCCGGTCGCCACGTCGCGCAAGGCGCTGTCCTCGTTGCTGCGCTTCACATCGTCGACGCGAGATTGCTTCGCGTCCGACTGCTTGAAGAAGCGTGACAGCATCTCGGAGTGTCCGAGCCCGCCGAGCACTTCGGATGACGTGCCTAGCTCGATGTAGTCATTCGGCGCCGCCGTTGCGGTGCAGAGCAGGCGAAACGGGAGCTTGAGCGAAAAGCGGGTGATAGCCTTGCGTGTTTCGCCGCTCGCGTTCTTCACGATGCTCGACTCATCGCACACGAGGCCGCCGAAGTCCTGCCAGTTGAGTAGGTGGAGCTTCTCGTAGTTCGCCACGTAGATGCGCGGCGTCGTGATGCCGTCAGCCGCCTTGGCTGCCTCGAAGCCGAACCGCGCCGCCTCGCGCAGCGTCTGCGACGACACGGCCAGCGGCGTCAGCAGGAGCACGGGGCGATTCGTGTGGCGCACGACGTTCTCGGCCCACGCGAGTTCCAGGTTCGTCTTGCCAAGGCCAGTGTCCGCGAAGATGGCTCGCCGCCCGCCGCGCACGGCCCAATCGAGTAGCACGCGCTGGAAGTCGAACAGGAAGTCCGGCATCACGGTCGGCACGAAGCCGTCGCCTTCCGACATCTGCGACTTGCGCTCGAGAAACGCTGCGTAGGTGAGCGGTACAGGCGCAGCCAGCGCCGTGCGCTCGCCGGTCGCTACGACCTCAATCGTGTCGGCGGCAAGCACATGCACGAACCCATCGCGGTCCGGCACCGCGTGCGCGAGCAGCCGTGTTGCGGGCTCCGCGGTACCGTCGACGTCGAGCCGCGCGAAGCTGACGCCGTGCTTGGCCATCTCCGCCGCCTGCGCAGCGTCAGTTTCCTCTTGGCGTCTAGCACGCGCCTCCTCATCGACCGTCGCGTCCTTCGCCTTGCGAGGCTTGCGCGCACGCTTCGGTGGCGTCGCCGGCAGTGTGAGCGGTGGGCCGTCTACAAGATGAACGGTTTGGGTCCCCGAAGAGGCGTCAATGGCAGGGATGTACGCGCTCGCCGTGTCCGGGTCCGTCGCCTTCCGCACCATCTCGCACGAGAAGCACGGGCACGCGCAGGAGTCCCCAGGGCAGTAGCCTCGCCGCCGCGCCGCGCACATCTCTCCCTCGCAATGCCCCGTCACCTTGTGACCCGCTTCGCCGATTCGGCGATACGCAGCGCGACGGCGGCAACCTGCATGGCCTCCCGCGCAATCTTGCCCGCGCGCGTCGGGTCTGTCTGCTTCAAACGGACCGCGTCGAAAAGCTCGGCCACCTCCTCGGCGAGCACACCGTAGCCTTCGTGCATGCTGGCCATTTCGCCGAAGCGAGCCTGAGACTTTTCGGCCTCGGCGATGATGTACACGGACTCATTGAGTAGCGAGCGGCGGTACGCGTCGCGCCGCTTCGCCTCGACGCCGATCACTTGGCCACCGCCTTGAGGCCAAGTTTCGTGCACGCTGCGATGAGCCGCTCGAGCAAAAGCCCCGGCCCGATGTTGCGCGGATCTTCGAGGAATCTCCTCGCAGTCCTCGGGTCGCACTCTGCCTGCGCAGCAAGCGCAAGCACCTCCTTCCGCTTCACTCGTCCGTCAATCTTCGCCATGCTCGCTGCGTAGCACCGTGTAGCTGCGCGGGTCAAGGGGTTTCGCGATGCCTGGCTTTTTCGTCCGTCCGCCTACACCGCCGCCTACACCGCCGCCCGCGCCGCAGATCCCACCGACGCCAGTCTACACCGCGCCGGTTCTGACGGGCGGGCTCGACCTCACCAGCCTCGACAACCCGGACCTAGAGAGCGTCTCGATTCTTGCGGGCGGGATGGAGTTCCCGCACTTCCTCGCGTACGAGTACGACGAGCACTACCTCACGCCGTGCGCAAAATTCTGGTTCGACCTTGACCTTGACGAGCTAACCGACACTCAGCGCGATGTGCTCGCGCCAGGGTCGCCCGTGGTCGTCATGGTCAACGGCATCCGGCAGGGCGCGGGCATCATCGACGAAACGCCCATCCGTACCGGCAAGACCGGCTCAGTACTCCACGTAGACTCGCGTGACTGGCTCTCGCCCGCGGTTGATTCGCAGGTCGACCCGTCGATGCAGTTCAACGCGACGCTGACAGTGGGCCAACTCTGCCAGCAAGTGCTCGCGCCGTACGGCATCTCGGTCCTGCTTGACTCGAACATCGCCAACGTCGGCGTGATGACGAACACGAATCGCGGCGCCCGTTCGAGCAAAACGACGGGCAAGACCAGCAAGACTGTCCTCGCCCACCAGATCAAGCCGTACCCGCGCGAAGGCGCGTTCGCCTTCAGCGCCCGCGTCTGCCAGCGTGAGGGGCTATGGCTCCGTCCCGGCGCGCTTGCGGGGCAGCTCATCATCACGGCCCCGAACTACGACCAGGACCCGATCTACCAGTTCCAGCACTCGACCTCGGAGCCGAGCCGCAACAATATCGAGGGCGGTGTGGTGACGCCGTCACGCAAGGACCAGCCGAGCATCATCCTCTGCTACGCGGGCGGCGGTGGCGGGACATACCCGTACGCGTCGCTCAAGTGCGCCATCCTAAACCCGTTCGTGACCGTGGGGCCTCTGACCTCCGTCGCAGACAACGCGCAAGCGTTGCTCGACCGATACGTTACCGGGACCAAGGGCATCACCATCGCGACGGTCCCGGTGGAATACGCGCAGTCAGGGCAGCCGGTCCTGTCCGACCTGTATGCCCGCCCGCTGTACCTCGAAGACCCCGAGAGTCACACGATGGCGGAACTCCAGTCTTTCGCTCGTCGAGAGATGTCCCTCCGCATGCGGCACTCGCTCGGCATCCACTACGACATCATGGGCCACACACTCGGCGGCGTACCAGTCACGCTCGACACGATCGCCGCCGTAGAGGACGACCGGTCACGGCTTCACGGCCAATTCTGGATCCTAGGGCGCAAGTTCGGGAAGTCGCCGAACGGCGGCACGACGACACATGCTGAGCTTGTCGTTCCGGGCAGCCTTGCGTTCTGACCGCGTCACATGGTAGTCGGGCCCGCATGACCGAGTCAGAAGCACCCACCGTCCCGCGCCTGCCATCCGAGTTCTACGATGCGCTGTCGTCCGCGCCGATGTGTCCGTCCGCGGAGCCGATCGCGCACGCGTACATGGCGATGAAGACGCCGCCGCACTTCTGGTGCGATTCGTCACACGCATGGGTCCCATTTATCCGTCCGACAGATTGAGCCGCCACCGAGCGGCATGAGGCCGCTTGGACTTCAACGCAATCCGCAGCAGGCTCTTCGGCTTCGGCCGCGACGTGCTCAACGTCGCCTTCGACGAGGTCACGGGGACGATGCTCGCCCAGACTGGCGACAGCATCACCGGCACCACCGAATCAAACAACGTCGAGATTTGGCAGCCGTGGGGGCTCGTCAGCAACCCCGGCGCCGCTGCCGCGGGCTCAAGCGCCGCTCAGGGCCTCGTTGTCCGGGGCGGCTCGCGGGATGTCCTTATCGCTGGACGCGACCTCCGCACGGCAAACAGCTTCGGCAACTGCCCGCCCGGCCGCACCATCCTCTTCTCGTCTACGAGCTCGGCGCGGGTCGTCGCTGGCGAGGACGGCTCGGTTACGCTTTTCACCACCGACAGCGGGCAGCAGGGCGGGAACGGCATCTTCCTCCGCCTCGCCACCGATGGCCTGACCTTCGTGGCCCCATGGGGACAACTCACTTTTGACGGGTCCGGCTTCCACGTCACCACGGACGGCGGCCCAACGCTCGACCTCGGAACCATCGGCGGCCTTCCAGGTCCGCTAGCTTCGCTTGCCTCTTACTTCACCGTTTCCGGCGCAGGCATATGCCAGCTTGACTGCGCGCAAATAATGCTCGGCCCGAAACTGTCGCCGACCGGATATCAGCCCGCCGCCTACTACTTCGCTGACAACCCGCTGACGCCGCCGGGCTGCCCGCTACTGTCCGGCACGCCGCTCACGCTGCCCGCGGTGCTGACGGGCGGCACGTCGTCCTGCGTCTCCGTCGCCTGCTG